TACGTCAACCCTGTCAATGCCCTTGGGCAGATGGGCAGTGCAGCAGGCTTCCAGTCTGCTGTTATTGGTGGCGTTCCTGTTACGCCTGCTTGGGCGCTGCTTGCACCAACCAATGAGATTATTGCGCGCAAGAATGACGCGCGACAGTGGAAGTCCGCTGTGCTTGATCTGCGCCTTATCGAGCGCGAGGGACCGCAGAGCATTGTCTTTGCAATCTGGCAGTATTTCGCGTTTGCGGTTCTCCAGCCTAAGGGAGTGCGGCGTTACACTTACACCAACGTTTAGTAAGTCACTTACATTCTCTAAGGGAGTGAAATGACACGGGACAAGCGCGCCGACGAGGAAGCGGTTTCTGCGGAGATTGCTGAAACCGCAGAGAGTGAAACGCCAACCTCTAGCGATGTTGGGAAGCAGACACTTACTAAAGCGGACCTTGGGTACGATGTGACTGTGGAAGGCGTTCCGCCCGATGATGAGGCGCTGGCAACGGCGCAGCATCCTGATGACCCTAGTGCACATGAGGAAACCAAGCGCAATCCGGGAATGGCGGGGAGCGAGTCAAAGTAAAATGCCTACGCTGACGGGCGCTCAAATTCTAACGTTTGTTGGTAATAAGGCGCCCACAGCGGAGGATAGTGAATGGGCAGATGCAGTTGCAAATGCGCTTCTTGAAGGTCTGGCAATCAGACTGAATGGCGCTGTGCCTGTTGAACCTGCGCGGGAATTGAATGTTGCTTTGCTTCTTGGTGGCGCAGAAGCATACAAAAGACGCGAAGCAACATTCGGTTCTTCTGGCTTCGCGGACCTTGAAGGTAATGCAATCAAGATGACCCGTGATTATCTTGAAAGTATCAAGCCAATGATTGATCGTTATTCAACGGGTCCGGGAATTGGATGACGCTAAAAGCCAGTAGACAAGTCTTGCTAACTGCGCTTGAAACCGCAGGCATAAATGCGTTCTACGGAATGGGCAGGTTTACTGCACCTTGCGCGCGCATTTTTCCTGCTGAACCTTGGGTTGACTCTAGTGGTTTAGCAAATGGCAGGCGCACGCAACGTTATGAAATTTGGGTTGTTGCTGGGCGCACTGACAGCGAAGCAACGTTTGACGATTTGGAAGCGTTGGTTCAGGAATGCCATAACGCTGTAAGTGGCTTACAAGGTTGGTCTGATCCGGTATGGCGCAGACCTTCTAACACGATCATGGGTGGAACTACCTATTTCGCCTGTCGCGGAATAGTTGAAACAACACAAGAGGTTTGATGTGGCAACTATTCTGTTTATGAAAACTGCACTGTTCACTCTGAACGTTGCCGCAGATGCAGCGGGACCATTTCAGGGAGATGCAGCAGATGTGCATGTTGAAGTTAGCGCAGGCGATGTTGTAGAGTATCCTACGCTTGACGGAAATGTTGCTTCAAACAGTGAACCTGAGTCTTACGCACTGGTCATGCGTGCGGGTCAGGATTATTCCTCTACGGGTCTCGCGCGGTATCTCTGGGACCATGCAGGGGAAACCGCAGACGTTGTGCTAAACGCACATGGTCAGGCAGCCACAAGCGGACCTGAAACGCCTGCGGTTACTGGTCAAGTCAAACTGGTTCCTGTCGCTTATGGTGGCGAGGTTGGAACCTTTGCGGAATTTGAAGTTACCCTTCCGTTTCTTGCAAAACCCGTTCTTGATATTGTGGCTGCTCGCGCTACTGCTAATAGCGGTAAGTCTAAAGAGTAAGTGAAATGGCAAAGCGCGGTATGAAAGTTGAGGGAGTGAAAGAAGCGGAACGCGCTTTTGACAAGGTAGAAGATAAAGTTGCAGACCTGTCAAAAGCGCATAAAGCAGAAGTTGATATGCTTCTGTCTGATGTTCGCTCCGCAACCCGTCAGGATACCGGAACGCTTGTGTCAGGTTGGCACACTGAAAGTATGGCAACGGAAGGGCATTTTCTAAATGATGTGCCTTACGCGGGTGTGCAGGAATATGGTTGGGCAGAGCATAATATTGAACCAACCAACGCCATAGCGTCAGCGTTTGAAAATAACGTTGGCAATACGGAGACTGTGTATGCAGACGCAATCAGAGAAATTGGAGAGTCAGCAGGCTTCAACACAAAGTAAAATTGATCTGTCTGACATTGCTGCAAAGCATCCTGTAAATACACATACTGCTGTTCTCGATCTGAATACGTTTGATGCAGCGCAACTGACGCTTCTTGAAGTGTTAGACTTGTCAGAGTCAGCAGGCGTTGAACCTGCTGAATTGGGCGAATACATGAAAGGTGGCAATACCTCAAAGCGCATGCGGATTATGTATGCGCTCTGTTGGGTTATTGCAAGGCGAGCCAATGCGCGGTTGACGTTTGCTGAGGTTTGCACTTGGAAACTAGAGGTTATCGGAGAGGTTGACGAAGGTGCCTCAGAGCGCACTGCAAAGCGCGCTGCGGCAATCGTTGCCGCTGCAAGTGTAAGTGGCTTACCTCCAACCGAAGCAGCCAACCTGACGGTTGCTGAATTGGGCGCATATCGCGATAGACAAGTGAAAGTGAACCGCGCTGCACGGCGTCGGAAGGCAGGCTAGAAATTGCCCGGTAAAGGCGTTGAACTGCTTGTTAGGATCGTTGGTGAAACCGCCGGTTTGAGCAAGGCGCTGGATGGCGCAGGCGGGGAAGTCAAAGACTTTGGTTCTAGCGCGCTAGGAACCGCCGCTAAAGTCTCCGTTGTTGCTGGCGCTGCTTTGGCAGCAGGCGCAGCAATTGCGAGCATGACAGACGCCGCAGCGGACGACAGAGCAGAGCAGCAGAAACTTGAACTTGCGATTGAGAAGGCAGGCGCGGCAACTGCCAAGAGTACGCAGCAAGTTGAAGATGCAATTGCAGCGGGACAGGCGCGGGCGTTCAGCGATAGTGAAACGCGCGAAGGTCTGCAATCCCTAGTTACCGCTACTGGCGACGTTGAAACTGCAACCAGTCTGTTGGCGCAGGCGCAGGATATCGCGCGCTTTGCTAATGTCGATTTGGCAACTGCATCTGAGGCAGTTGCAAAAGCGTATGCGGGACAGGATGGTAAACTACAGAAACTAATTCCCGGTTTGGAGAAAGGCGCAACCGCCGCTGAAACCATTGGGAATGCATCTGCTGCTGCTGCGGGACAAGCGGACCTGTTCGCAAATTCCGCAGAGGGAATGAAAGCACAAGCAGGCGATGCATTTGGGGAATTGGGCGAAGAAATTGGTTCTGTTTTCCTGCCTGTTCTTGACGCTATTTTGCCCGTTGTCATTCAAATGATTAGGCTGTTTGGCAAACTAATCAAAGCAGTTTTGCCGCTGCTTGTGCCTGTTCTGGAAAAGGTTGGCGCTGCGCTTGTCCTTATGGGTAAGGCGCTAGAGAAGGTTATCAATTTCGTCATTAGCCTTATTGAGTGGATTACCAAGGCGATTAGTAAACTTGGTAGTTTCCTTGATAACCTCAACCCGCTCAAAAATTTCAAGATGCCTAGCCTACCGTTTATGAATTCCGCTTCAACGCCTGCGGGGAATAGTGTAAGTACCTTACAAGGTGGCGGTTCATCAGGTGGCGGAATTACCTTCAACATTTATGGCGATCCTGCGGTAATTGAAGCGAAGGTTACAAAGGCATTGCGCGATTACACAAGGCGCAACGGAACAGGTAGCCTCGCTGCATTTGGTCGTTTGTAATGCTCCCTCCGCTTCCCGCAATTGGTTCTGCGCGGGTTGAAATTTTTGGTGCAGTTGGCCCCAAATGGGATGCTGCAAATTGGGATAACCAAGCATGGTCCGCTACTGATTGGGTTGACGTAACGCCACAGTCAATGGCGGTTCGTGTTTCATGGGGAGCAGATGACCCTGTTGGAGTCTTGACGGTTCCTGCTGCGGGTTCATGGGTAGTGAATACGTATGACCCGGACAGGTTGCTTGATCCTTCAAATGGAACATCTGATTTCGCAACTGCAATTAGACCCGGTAAACCCATACGTGTCAGTTACTTACATTCAACGCTTGGCAGAAAGATTGTACGACAAGGCATCATTGACGAAGTAACTTATGACCTAGTTGAAAAGCGCGGTACGCTGCGCGGTTCCGACACAGTGCAATTGCTTGTGAACGCAACCCTTCCTGCGGGTTTGGTGCTAGCACCAAACACATTGCGCGCGCGTGCAGCGTGGCTTATCAATGGCGCTGGATTGGGTAAGTTGGTTACAGTTGAACCAACGCCAGAAGGCGACACAGACCCGCCTGTTGGGGCAGTTTTGCCCGATGAGTCTACCGCGTGGGCGCAGATACTTACCGCCGCTCTGGATGCCTTGTACGCTGTCTGGATGGATCGTGCAGGCGTACTGCGTTTCCGTTCATTCGGAAACCCGCGTGATAGCGGGTTTCAAGCAGGCGGTGCAGACGGTATCCCAATCAGTACGATTGCAACGCAGGGTTCACTGCAAGGCGTTTTCACTCGCATTATTGCGTTTGATGATGGTGCACCAACAACTGAGGTTGTTGCAGTTGACGGTATCAAAGCAGAGGTTTACGGAGACATTACCCTAAAGCGCGAACACGTTGTGCCAGACGCGCGCGTTTGGGTTGACTCTGTTCTCGCTGATCGCTCCGGGTCTGCGCTTCAATATGTGCCCGGTACGCTGTACCCTCAAACAGAAGATGCACTTGAAAGCATTCTTGAACTTGGCATGATTGATATTGTGCACATTGTTTCAGATGCAGTTACACCTTCCGTTGACGTTTCCGCGCGCTGTCTTGGTGGCGCGATTACGGGAGACACTGGTACAGGTTGGACCGCTGAACTTAGCACATATGTTCCCGCTAAGGAATGGGACGAAGCAGAGCAGCCAGAACCTCCCATTCCGCCTGAACCGCCTATTCCGCCGGTAACGCAAAAGGTAACGCGCACTTACGATTGCACCAAAGACTCGCGCCTTGCGCATAGTGGTTCACTGGATGCAGGAAACGGGACAGACACAACCATTCCGATTGGCTATATCAATGGGTATCGAAACCGCGCGGTTCTTGGGTTCTCTAGCATTCCTTGGAGTAAAGTGGTTTCCGTTGATAAAGCGGAATTGTTGGTAAACGTTGGCTCTGAAAGTTGCGGTGCTTTTGGATCAACGCCCAAGGTGGTTGTATCGCGCCTGACTGGATCGTTTAGCGAGGGTTCATATAGCAGCGCATGCGGGTTTGGAACCTCCAACAGTGTTGTCTATCCCGGACCCAACATTACCTCAACGGGACAGGTTACAACTACTATGCCAACCAGCAGCGGAACCGCAAAGAGCATTGACGTAACTGCAATTGTGCGCTCTTGGTTTGGTGGTTCCTCGCAGTATGGGTTTAGGATTGCATCTGCTGGGGAAGATAGCAGCAAATACACAACGTCAATTTACACCCGCCATCATTCAACATCTGGAAACCGTCCGCAGTTGAAACTGACACTGACAGTAGAGGTATGAACGCCGCAACTGCGTTTGCATTGTCTAATGCAATTGCAGCGGGTGTAATTTCAACTGCAATTGTTGCATTGGTAGTAATCGTTTGGTTACTGACTAAAGATAGGAGAATGTAAGTGCCTGACATTGCAGCGCAGCGACCAGCAGCAGCCGCACCTATTGAAAGCGCTTGGGGAGCGCAAGTGCATGATGCCATTGAAGGTATGCAGGCAGGCACAGTTGCAATTACTGTGCCTACCGGCGGAATTGCACAAACTATTGTTACATTTCCGCGCGCATATGCAACGCCACCAATTGTGGTTGCTTCTCCAATGTTGGAGTCTGATGGTTGGGTTGCAGTTGTTGGTACTGTTACAGCAACAACTGTCAAACTGAGAGTGTCAACGAAACTTGGTGGCACGCAAAGCGGTTCGCTTTCTTGTAACTGGATTGCTATTGGTACGGTTGCATAATGCGTCTGGCACTGCCTCTATCTGTTTACAGAGTAACGCCGCTGCGCTGGTTGCTATCTGTAACTGTGTGGCGGTTGCTTGAAAGAGAGTCAGGTACAAATGAACCTGATACTTACGGGTCTCCCAATTACAAATACGGGAAAGTAACTGACTTACACCCGGACCTGAAAGTAACCACAGAGACAAGTGAAACGCCTTACGTTTGCTGTGGTTACTGTTCTGCTGCTATGGCGTGCAGGACCGCGCGAACAGGCTTGTCTACGTCAATGAGTAAGACAGCGCATCCTATACGCTCTGCTGCTGGCAGACCGCATGACAACGGCAATAATGCAAGTGAACTGCGCAACGGCGCAAAAGAGGCACACGGCGTTACCCTATCCTCTATCGCAATCAGTGAAATTCCAAACAGGTTGCGCGAGGATTACGCGGTAACTGTTGGCTTGCAATATGCGGAATTGCCCGATTACCTAAAAGTGCAAGGTAACGATTTTGGGCATGCATGCTGTCTGTTTGGGTGGAAAGAAGATGGGGATTATGTTGGGTTCTTTGACCCGCTATGGCCCCAAGACGCGCGCGGCGCTTGGGCAAAATGGACGGATGTAAAAGCAGCGCTGTGGTCAGATGGCAACCACTCAACCACTAAAGTCAAACTGACGCCCGCTGAACCTGAACCTGAACCTGACAAGCCACCTGAACCAAAGCCTCTACCGCCTGCACCGGGTTATGATGTTGGCTATGCAAAGGGTAAAACGGACGGTTCAAATGCTGCGCATGATGCAGTGTTTGCGTCTTGGCTAATTCCTACCGCTGTCAGTGGCGGTGTTTGGGATAGCGCGGTATGGGATCATGCAGCATGGTCTGTCATTCCTATCCCCGTTGCCGCTGTTGCTGCATCTGCCAAGCCTGCTAAATGGAGTCTGCATAATTGGGCAGGCGGTAAATGGGTAAATTGACAGTTATGCAGTAGCTACTGTATACTGTGTATAACCTCCGGGTGTCGCTCTGGCACAGTCTCCGCCCGGAGGTAACTTACTTACAAGAGCAGTGCCAGAAACTAGGGACAGTTGCCAGACTCAGAAGCAGAATATGTAAGACGCTTACACACAACCCGTGGAAAGTGTCAGGCTTGCTACGTTTTCCGCAGAGAGGAAAAGTGCGCACATGGCAAAGAGACTAACGCCAGAGTATCGTTGCGTGCATTGCGGGACAATCAGGCTAGGTAGGTTTTTCCCGCCAGTGTCAGGGAATGGCGAATTCCCCGGTCTGCGCAGGTGTTCGTTTTGCGCAAAGCGTGGCTATGTGTCGCGCGATTTCATCGCGCAATGATGCAGCAAGGTGGCGGAAATGTAAGTGCCTTACGTGCTTACCAAGCCTTTCATCCCAACGCCGCAATTTACACTGTTACCTTTCGCGGGCGCACTGTCTGGATGACCAGCAGACAACGCAATATTTGGGCGGCAATTCAAAAGTATTGGCGCAGAGGAACGCGCGACACACTCGCGCGGATTGCTGCTGAGGCGCACTGTTCCCGCGCTACTGTTTCGCGCTTCCTCCGCAGGCTTGATCTATGGCGCTTTATCGACCTTGCGACAATTCGAGGTCATGGCGGCGGAACCTATGTGTTTACGCGCACATGGGAGGAAACCCGCAAATGGACTATGGACGCCCGCGCGCGCGCTCGCTTGCTGCTGGCGCAGCGGGTCAAGCGAAACCAACTGGAAGCGTTGCGCGAAGCGTTGCTAGAGAAGCGGCGGTTGCTCCGCCCAATTCCGCTACCGCCTTGGTGGCAGAGGATGCGACAGGGCACCATCTGGATTGGTAGTACGGATGCAACTTTGAAACCGCAGGATGCCTAGAAGGGAGCGAAGGATAGAGGAAAACCGGACGAGCAACGGCACAACCGCAATAGCGGTTTTCTTTGCTATGCAGCGATATGCATACAGATTGTAAGTGGCTTACTCTCGCACAACATGCCCTCAGACGCTCTAGGATCGACGGAGAGCGGGGCAAACCCGAAAGTAATGCTAGGAGACCTGCGCAAAATTTCCGGGTCGTGGCGGTGCCTCTTGGAGATTTTCATAGGTTTGATGCATACTTTGCCCCATTTGTCAATACCTTAGGCACTGAATATTTTCATGTATAGGCTATGCATGGCACGCAGTGCAATGTCACACGGTACACAAGCGGTAAGGTTGAGAAAGCGCAACAAACTTGACGGACCGCGAACCGCGATGTAAGGTAGTTACATCAGCAAAACACAACAGCGAAAGAGACAGGTGCCACATGAACAAGATGTGCTGGAGCACAGAGACCCGAGGCGGTTGGAACTGCGTTCTTGATATGGGACACACCGGGCGACATTCCCGCACATGGCCGAAGGTTCGCAAGACGTGGACGGAGCGCGCAACGCTTGGCACTTGGTGCCGCGCATACTACTCTGATGGTTCAGAGTGCAACCTGCGCAATGGGCATATGGGGAAGCACAGCGCTTAGTAAAGAAAGCGCAACAAACTTGACGCTCTGACTCCCATACGCTAAAGTAAGGGAGTCAGAGAAACAAGCCAGAGCGAAAGAGAGACACACAATGAAAAACACCCCTGAGAATGCCAAGAAGGTTCGCGCAGCGAGCGGGTATCGCCCGACGAAGTGCAAGAACTGCGGGTATGATATCAAGGGTCTGTATGGTTCAGACCGCGCGGCACATCGCGACGGATGGTGCACCAACCTTTAGTATCCAATGAATGCCCTTACGGTAGGGCATTCACCGGAGACTTACCGGAACGCAGAAAAGGAAAGAGACAGTGCCTGAGCCTAAGAACCTGACAGAGCGCTACCAAGAGAGCGCACACAGCATGGGTAAGTATATGCGAGAGGCAGGCGAGCATATCAACGCGCTATCCTCGCTTGACCTTGACCCGTCGGAACTGATTGATGAAATTGAGAGCATTACCGTTATGCTCCATGAGGCGTCTTTCTACGCAGGAAGGATGAAAGCCTATGCGCGTCTGATGAGTCAGGACCGCGCGCTATTTGGAGTCTGCATTTCGGATCATGGACTTGACGACAATGGGCAACCGTTCGGTCATGGGACAGGCGCATTCTGCACATTCGTCAAAGGATAAGGAAACGCAACAAACTTGACAGGACACCCAAGGCGGGTGTAAGGTACTTACATCAGGAACAGAGACAGTGCCAAGCGAACCACTAAGGCTAGCGGTTACTGTCTCAGATAGGAGATAGAGACTGTGGCAACGAACGCACCGGACCTTACCACCAACGACGGCGCTGAGACTGAGGCGCTTGAAGGCGAGGTTGTGATTTCCTCTGAGAGCACCAAGGAAGCGAAGGCGCTTGCGCTCAAAGAGCAGGAAACCGTTATCAAGCGCAACTGGCAGAAGGCTACGGAGAAGGTCGGAAACGTTTATCGCGCACTGACCATCATTCACACGTTTGACCTTTGGAAGCAGCACACAGACGCCAAGGGAAAGCGCAAGTATACCGCTTTTGATGCTTACCTCTTTGGGGAATTCGGTTGGGAACTGAGCAGGGTTCGCGCTCTGCAGATTATCAAGGCGACGCGCGCTGAGATGATCGAGGCAGGCGAACTGCCTGCAGAGGCAGCGCAGACCCGGACCCGGACCGCACCGGAGGTTACCTCTGAGCGCGCAGCCAAGGTTACCGCTGCGCAGATGCAGAAGGCGCTTGACGCTTTCGGTACGCGGGTTGACTCGATTGACGAGGGAGACCCGGAGCGCGGCGCAGTGGTTCGCATCTTCAATGATGTGA